TTCAGCGTTGAAGTTAGAGTTACGCAACCCCTCATGCAGAAGCTCTGTAATTCTATCAAGCTCCTGAAGAAGTGGTTTATTTATCTGAGCTTTTGGAAACTCAGGGCCGGGAACCAGTTTAAATGCACGACCATTTGGAGGAAAGAAGCCAAGTTGTAGACGACTAGCAAACTTAGGCAAACCAACCACAGCAGTTTCATCATAGATATTTTCAGTTCTACGAGCCGCTGGGCTTTCTTGAAAAAAACTCTCACGATGAGGAAGAACGTAATCATAAATCTCCTCCCACAAGTCAGTCCAAGAGCTCCATCGACCCTTGGCCTTCTTGTAACGATTCATTACAGATTCGTATTCTTTCTTATCTGTGCTTGCCTGATAAGGCTCTGGCTGACCATCATTAAATCTAGGGTCTTTCATTTGCTACGCCTTATAAACTTGGTTGGGGTCATTTACAGTTTGACTGCCCATAGTCTTAAAACCAGTAAACCCTTCCGCTTCAGCAGACTGAAGGGACTTAGTGCCAAGAAGGTTTGCTTTCTTTTTACGCTCAAAATCTGCGGCACGAGCTTCAGCTTCGTCAGCCGCTTTCTTTGCGGCGGCGGCTTCTTCTTGCTTTAAACGCTCCAACTCTGGGTCAGGCGGCGGCGTGTATGTCTTTGGCTTCATAAATCCCATCGGAGTCTCCTTCAATGCTCTCAAAAATGGGCTTTCCACCCTTTTTAATCAATTCACAATAAAGCTGGTATGGCGTTAATATAAATGGATTATTTATCCCAACAATGTGTTTTACAAAACTTACGCAATACATAAAGCGAGGCGTAAATATGGGCTTGCCCTCACTGGCTTCAATTTCTATGCACTTGTGGTTTTCAAACAAATCACCAACAAGATAAGCCGCTTCGTCACCAGAACACCACTCAAAATTAAATCTTTGACTAGCAAACTCAAATGTTATCCATATTTTAAGCTCTGGGTCATATCTAACTGCGTAAACATGCTGAAAATCAGGTCTATGCAAGGTAAAAAGCTTCCAAATGCCTATATTCAAGGCTGGTCTAAAGCAAATTATCCATTTCATAATGCTCTAACGCCCCTAGAAAGTCTATTTCTGTTCTTCTGACGTTGAAATGGGCTACTAACCCTCTCAACAGTGGTGGGGAGAGGTACTGAACGCCCACCGAGAATCACTTTACGACCCTCACCGCCACCTAAAAAAGCATACTGCAACGCATCATGTATATGAGAGAACCTATTCTTACTTGGCTTCTCTTCATAGCTTTCCTTGCCCATATGATATTGGCGTTTATATTGATAACCACCCTCAAAACCACCAATCAAAACAGTGCATGTCGGGCTAACAGTAAGTGACGGAACGCCATCAGTCAGGCGATTTAGTACAGATTCAACAGATTCAATACGAACCTGAGTATCATTCGTAGGAGCTGGATATGCTGTAATGCCGGAAGCTCTTAAAATCATAAACGGAGTGTTCTCAGAGGTCTGAGCCATCTGATTACCAGCCGGATCACCAACAAACTTGAAATCTAATCCTTCCCAGTTGTTTCTGGCGATTTCCTTTTTGAGTATGTCAGCGAATCTTCCAGCTCCCATGTCCTGTCCAATAACCTCGTGAAAAATGACCCATCTTCCGAAGGTGCTTTGCTGGGTGAAAACTGCCGACGGCGTCCTGCCGAAGTCAATGCCGACGATAATTTCCTGATTCCTATTGGGTTCAATGGGTGATTTCGCAACATGGGTATCTCTCTTAAATGTTGGATAGACAGGCTTACCATCCATAAGAGCTTGATACTGGTTCAGAACATATACCTTAACCCAGCTTGAGGCCTTACCTAAGATAATCTTGTCATAATAATCAGGCTGAATATTATCAAGATTCTCAGCCTTCAGATTCTTTTCGTAACCTACTAAATTACCGTCTTTGTCTAGCTTCTCTACCATAGCCCCCGGCTGTGAGTAGAAAGTCCAGTCGTCAGGTTTGATAAGAAGAAGCTTCTCTTCTTCTGACATATATTCAGGTGCTGGTGCTTCACCAGACATAATAGCCCACCAGTGTGTTTCATCCGGTGAGTTGGTGTCCATGATCACACCAAACCAAGAAGGCCCACCTTCACGCATCGATGGAAAACGACCAACACGCATAGTACAGGCATCAACTATAGACTTTGGTATCTCTCTGGCTTCGTTGATCCAAACTGCCGTAAGCTCAAGAGACAACAGCTTCTTAACATCTTCCTGTTTGTCCAAAGCCAAAAAGATGACTTCTGATTCAACTACAGTCTTGTCACCAAGGGCAAAGTTTATGTGGTGGGTATAAGGAGGCGACCACACAAACCTGCCAATGTCATCAGAAAACCAATCACGCCAAGTCTTGATTGTTGTCGTCTTTAACTGAGGATTCGTATTACGAATAACAGCGAACCTAGTGCGGCGTACTCCAGAAGCATTTGGTTGCTGATTAACTGCAATTCTCATCAACTCCATACAAGATGCAACTGACTTACCAGAACCTACAGGCCCACGAATACCCCGAACGAAAGAACGATCTTTCATAAACGCCTTGGCTACAGGCCCCGGCGGTTTGTAGTTTAGGTTCACTTAACTGATGAACTTTCTGCGCTTTGCAGATTCACCGCCAGCACCCAACTGACCAGCAAGAATCGACTTCTTAACAGCAGGGCTTGTAGACGAATCAGTAGCCTCAGTAGGCGTTTGCGTCTCACCAGCAGAAGGCATCTCTCCATAAAGAATTGCTCTGCGCTCCTGTTTGTCAGTACCAGCAACAACATCAAATGTCTCAGTTGCCACTTTCTTAGTTAATTTCTCAGCCGCCTTTAATGGCTTATCAATTACAGCCTTTTTAACTTTCTTAGCTGGTTTACCACCCATAATAACCTCCTTGGTAAAAAAATATTTTTAGCAGATAGACCTGATAAAGTCCATTGCGTATGTGTTTGACCCTTTTATAGGTAAAGCCGAGTTTTTCAAGGCCCTTTCTCTAAGCACCCAATCTCACAGATGGGGCCCCTTAATCTACGTTAAAGTTTATCTGCACAGCCGTACTAGGAACTCTTCCTGCATCGTTGCGAAATCCTGCCCTGTCCATCAGATCCCTAGCGGCTTCAAGCCTAACATACTGTGACTTACTACCAAGCAGTTCTCTCATCGTTGCCATCGCTTGTGTGGCGTCCCATCCCAAAGTCATCATAGCCAGTTGTTGTCTGTAATCGATAACATGTTGTTTATTCAGTGTATTATATGCCCAAGCCTTGTTCCTTCCCAAAGCTTCAGCCGCATCCTTCGGGTTGCAACCGTTATGCAAGATCATATGCACCAGATCAGCCTGTGCATCTGTTACTTTCTCATGCTGTGTTCGTAGTGTTGGGGAGTGTTTCTCAATGTCGTCCATTGGTACTACACCACCTTTATACTTCTCTTGCTGTTCTGTATTGGCTTTTGTCATGTCCGTGTCCCATAACTCTTCGGAAGGAGATTATACACACATGGGTTCAAAGGCTGTCAAGACACATTTTGTAAGTAACTGTAAACACGCTATTAGCACCCTCCGACTTTACCTTTCTTCAGAAGGATCTGAAGAAACGCCGTTATCACTAAAGTCTCCGAAGTGCAGCTTATTGGCAGTTGATATACCGCTAATCCTCTTGGTCGAGGATGGCAAGACAAGCTTGCGAGTCATCGTGTCGTCCGTCACAAGGGGAACGCATAGTGGCGTTCCGTCTTGTTCCTTGAGTTGAGACACACACACATGATTACGAACCGTACCACAATCAAGATTGTGACATTTAGTCTCGATTCGTAAAGCCCTCAATATTCTTTGGCCCTTTCATTCCTAAACATATGATGTCGCCGTACAGTGGTGCGGCTCGTAGTCTTTCGTCAGTCATTCCTTTATCAGCCAAACAATATTGACCTAAAGGCAAGGGGCTTGACGAACTGCGAGCCAAAAGTGTCCCTGTAATCTTGTGTACGTAATCATGCGTGCGTTTGCATAACGATAGGAGTTAGACATGCAACAGTTAGAACTATTCAATACCGTATCTTCTTCAGACGACAAGCCAATGACAATAACGCCAGCACAGTTTGAGATCATGCAAGCTTTGGCAGTTGGCGACATGCAACGAGCCACCGAGCTTATCGATCTACAGCACGACACTGACTGGGATCTTCAGTAAGCCAAGTATATCGGGGGTAGGTTATATAGCTTACCCCCATCAAACTCAGACGTGAGGAGAATGACAATGACTGACATACAACTTGACGACCTAACACCAGAAGTTCTTGACCGTGTTGCTAGACAGCTTCAGGCTGACAGACGACCGATGGACGACAAGCAGAAGCAGTGGGATGACGAGTTCAAACGCCGTGTCCATGCACTGATCGATCTGTTCGAGGATGGCCCAGAGGTCATACTACAGTGCAAGCTGGCAGATCAGATCACTCGGATGTTTGAGAAGATCACGCACAATATCGCACAGGCTGGCACACAGGCCAGACAGGAGCTTAAAGACCTCAAGCGTGACGATGTCGGCATCGAGATCACTGGCAACATGATCGAGGATAAAGAGACCAAGATCCAGCTATTGCGTGACCAATACTACATTGCCAACCACGCATACAAGATCATGCGGCATCAGGTTCGCTCAGAGGTCATCGGCGCAACTGGTATGAACTGGGGTCAGTACATTCCGGCTGACGAGATGTCTCGGGTCAAGCGTGTTCGTTTCCGGAAAGGTCAGCTCACGATGGAAACATACCAAGCCAACAAGCAGGATTTCTGGTCTTATGCTAGGGATGCTGGGTTGGTAGAGATGCCCCGTGACGACAGTCATGCATCATCTATCGACTAACATCATGACAGAGAGAGAGGGTTCTTCCCTCTCTTTCCACATTTTTCAACCGTCAGCACCGAGGATGCGCCTCAAATGGAAACATATTACAAAGTACAACAACATCGTGAACGTGGTTGGGAAGATGTTGGCACATGGGTTCGTTTCTATGAAGATGCAGAGAAGATTGCATTAACGTTGAATAAGCCAAAAACAGAACATATTAGAATTTTAGAGAAAAAGGTTAAAGATGAATATTCATCAGTTTTCTCTAGTCATTTTATAAGAGGTTCGGTTAAACGTGGAGTAATTCGTGAGGAGAGATAGTCATGTTCTTTTACATCTTTGCTGGCATTTGTTCAGCTTGCGGCATTTTGTTCCTGTTAGCCAAACTAAACATAAAACGTGTTCTTGCGTTTGATGTTTTTGTTGACATCGGTGCCTCAATTATGCTCATGGTTATGTTCTTTGGCACATTCGCTGGGATGATGGCGGCTATTGTTGGCGGCTCAATCATCTCAATCGTACTGTTTACAATGAAGAAATTTGTTGGTTATCAAAAGCCAATATTCAAGAAATACAAGGTTCAGTGGGTGGATGTTCCACCACGGTAATCTGTATTGACACTGTTGCCCAGTTAACAGGGACGCAATGCAGTGACAGAGGCTAGACGTGATGCCTCAACTTCAATCATGCTAACGTAAAGGAGAATCGCATGAACTTCGCACAAATCACAGTTTCTGGTAATGTAGGCTCTGCACCTGAGATCAAGGATGTTAACGGCACTAAGGTCGCTAACTTCTCTATCGCAGTCAATGAGAACTACACAACCAAGTCAGGCGAGAAAGTCGAGAAGACTCACTGGTATCGTGTAGAGGCTTGGGACGGCAGTAATGGCAAGGGTCTAGTATCCAACGTCATTGAGAAGTATGTCGGTCAGGGTACAACTGTATTCGTACAAGGTATGCCTATCATCGAAGAGTACGAGAAGGATGGCGTTAAGCAACGTTCATTCAAGATCAAACTCGCTGGTGCAGGTTCTACATTCCGCATGGGTGGCAAGTCAGGTGGTGACGCCTCTGCCGCACCTGCCGTAGACGTGCCTGCGGATGATATCCCATTCTAGTAGTCCTATCCTACTAGATAGAGGGGCAGGTTTTTCCTCCCAGTATTCCCTGCCCCTCGCACCTATGGGAGAAGGTCAATCCGAAACACCTTCTCCCACCTATTCCCCACCACTGTCAGGAGGTCGTGATGCAAATCAATAACGATGTTGTGCGCCTCATATATGAGTACAACGCTCAGTATGCTGGTGCTTATGCTGGAGATCCAGACGCAACATATGACAAGATTCTCAAGCTGTGTAATCACAGTCTAGATTTAGTAGCGGCTCACTTTGAGTACGCTGACGACATTCACTCAAGCCTATATGGAGGAGATAATGCGCCTCAAGGACGGAGATCTAGTTAATTGCTATAAATGCAAAGGAAAGGGTTTCACTTATGTGGAATCTATTTATCATCACAGAGACATGCTTACCGCTATGTACGGTATGGTAGATGTCCACCCCGAAGATTGCGAAACCTGCAACGGCAAAGGGGTAGTTATACACACGGAGAGGGAGAATGTTTCGTGCTAAACAATCTAAGACGCATACGCTTCATCAATCACAAGACGACATGGCTTGGCTGGTTCGTCACTGTTCACCTGATGTTTACCTTCAGTCTTCTGCTTATGCTAGTTGGTCTGGGTATCAACCCGACTCTGCTCGTAAGCGTCATTGGCGCACCATTGTGGATCTCGGTCGCTTTCGTATCCAAATTTGTAACAGATAAAATCATGGAGGATTAAATGCCATCATCAGTAAAAATTCAAAAAAACGTCCCTATTCCAACCAAAAGAGCCAAATATGATGAAATAATAAATAAAATGCAAATTGGCGATTCTTTTGAGGTTGATACATATTCTGAAAGAAGTAACGCCTACATTGCATTAGTAAGAGCTGGCTTTCAAATAACAACAAGAGCGCAAAATAATGGCAAATATCGTATTTGGCGCACTGCTTAATGGAGATCTAAATGACAGATTTTTATCGCCCACCTTACTGGTCTTCAAGTCAAACTGTTGAATGTGACAAAGTTGAGATTGACCTTAAAGAAAAAGACTGGATTACCATTCGCATCAAACAGGGTCACAGAACGCCTCTAACTATTTCTATATCCCCTAGAGATGGCAAGGAGTTAGAACTATTTGATGGCAAACTAGAATACGGAGATAGTTACATGCTAATGGAGGAAGTTAATGCTTCAGATACCGCTGAATCAGCTTAAACCAGCCAAGAATAATGTTCGTAAAGTACAGTCGTCAGCGCAAAGCCTCAGTGCGCTGGCTTCTTCAATCGAATCACAAGGCCTCTTGCACAATCTTATTGTCAAGAAAAACGGCAGTGGCTACGAAGTCATCGATGGCAACCGCCGCCTAGAAGCTCTTGTTCATATCTATGGTCAGAAATCATCTAATGAAATCAATTGCATAGAGATTACTGACAATGAGAATGAGGTAGGGCTGCACGCTAACATGATGCGTGAAGACATGCACCCACTTGACGAGTGTGATGTCATCTATGCTCTTGTTGGTGATGGTCAGGAAGATTTTGATTCTGTTGGTAAACGCTTTGGTCAGACAAAGCAGTGGGTCAAGCAACGTGTCGCACTATCTGAGTTATCAGACAAAGCCAAAGAGATGTTTCGTAACTACGACTTTGGCATTGGTGTAGCAAGTGCATTGACTCTTGGCACTCACGAACAACAGGACAAGTTCCTTTCAGAGAATGATGGCTCTCGCCTCACTGCCGAATGGGTGAGCCGCCACTTTACAAGTCAGAAGATACCACTCAGTAAAGCATTGTTTACATTAGATATTAACAGTCCAAAGATAGTAGAACACTTTGGTATTGAGTCTGATCTTTTTAGTGATGATGTTTACATTACAAATGTAGATGCGTTTAAAGAAGCTCAAGATGGCTTTATCGATTACCATTTGGACATGAGAAGGTGTGAAGGTTATGCCGATGTCATCTATCTCAAAGATGAGTATTGGTTTGACTCACCTATGACTAAACATCTCAATATTTATCATGGTGATGACTGTGATAAAGCTGATCTTACACTAATCATTACATACAATACTTGGAAAATGCAGTTAGATGAAACAACTGGCATCCCAAGAGAAATAGAAGAACAGTCTAAACTAGAAGAACAAGCAGAAGAAGAAGAGGTAGAAGTATCTCCAATGCTCATGTCTGAGCCTCAGAAGAACATACTTCATGGATATCTTGTCACAGAAGCCAAGAAGCGTCTCTGGGATATGGAAGATCACTCAGAACTAACTCGTTACATGATGGCTATGATGTGTCATAGACGCCTTGGTTACACATACTCAGGCATACATCGTGTAGGTAACATACACGCAGAAGTGCAAAGTCACTTCCCTACGGAGGAATATCCAGATGACTACGTTACTCCTCAACATGAAGAGTTTATTGACGACCACATTGAACTTGCTAGGAAAGCTTTCGATGATCATGGAACTAGCCCACTACAGTATTGCCTCAATCTTGATCGTAAGGAACTATCTCGTCTGTTCAGTGCGATATGTCTTACAGGTATTGGCAAGTATGATGTCAGACACGAAACGTGGTTGGAAACAACCCCGGCTCCTGTTGACAATCAAGGATGGTTCAAACCGGACAACAAATGGCTAAACAAATACAAAACTGTTCAGCTTGATATGCTTCAAGAGTATGTCGATGGTACAGTTACAGCAGGTGGCAAAGCAGAGAAGATCAACAAGCTTAGAGATTCTCTTGCCAAGAACCCTTGCTTCGACCCATTTGGCGAATGGCCTCAGTTCAAAGAGTAGTTCATTCCCCAATACGCAATCAGGGCTGACTCAGCAATACCGTCCTGACTACGTTTCTCCCAGCAGACAGAGGCATCTGGCATAAGTTCAGTTGCTCTCTGTCTAGCTTGGTCTTTGTCAGACGTAACGCCTAAGTCTTTCTTCCAGACTTGCGGTCTAACTTCTTGGTATTTGTAGCCCAACGCCACAATCAGCCCAAGATATATACCGTAACCAAATCCTGTACGGAATGTACTGACAACACCTTGCTGTGGCATTGCCTGTTGCTTTTCTATGTAAATCATTTTAGGCGAGTGATCGTCTAACAATTCACATATAGAGGTAACGCTAAGAAACTTCTTAGTTTTTCCAGC